CTGGTCGGGGTGATCGACACGGCGGCCGAGGTCGCCCCGGCCGACGTGCTGGTCGTGAACGGGAACCACGACGAGACCCTGACGTGGGCCTTCCACCGCATCGCGGTCGAGCGGTACGCCCGATCGAAGCGGGTGACGGTCGACGCGACCTACACGCCGCGGAAGTACCTGACCCACGGCCGGAACCTGTTGGGCTTCGTCCACGGCCACCGGGCAAAGCGGCGGCTTCCGCAGCTCATGGCCCACGAGGCGGCCGCGGCGTGGGCCGCGAGCCCCTACCGCGAGGTCCACACCGGCCACCTTCACCACCAGGCGGCCGAGTGGCAGCGGCCGATCGAGACGATCGACGGCGTCCTCGTGCGGATCGCCCCGAGCCTCGGGCCGGCCGACGACTGGCACGCGGCGAGCGGCTTCGTCGGCGCCCGCCGGGCCATGGAGCTCTTCATCTACGATCCGGCCGGAGGGCTGCGGGCGATGCACGTCGCCGGCCCCCGGCTGGAACTGGGGAGGCTGGCATGATTAGGATCGTCGGACTCGCGGGAAGGATCGGGGCCGGGAAGACGCTCGCGGCGTCGATGGTGCCGGGGGCCTACCCGCTCCAGTGGGCGGACCCGATCTACCGGGGCCTCTCCGCGATGCTCGACATCCCGGGGGAGGTCCTTCGGGACCGGACCCAGAAGGAGCGGGCGGTCGGCGTCGGCGGGATCGACGTGGTCCCCCGCGACCTGCTGCGGACGCTCGGGACCGAGTGGGGCCGCGAGCTCGTCCACCCCGACATCTGGGTCCGGCTCACGATGCGGCGGATCGAGACCCTACACGAGACCGTCGAGGCGACCACGTTCGCGGTCTGCGGCACCCGGTTCCCGAACGAGGTCGAGGCGATCCGCGAGCGGGGCGGGGAGGTCTGGTGGATCGACCGCCCGGGGCTCGACGCCGGGCACCACGCGAGCGACCGCCAGATCGGCCCGAACGACTGCGACCGCGTGATCGTCAACACCGCCGGCCCCGACGAACTGCGGGCCGCGGTCCTCGCCGCCTGGCGGTCCTACATCTGGCAGACGGAGGCACCATGTCCGGCCCGCTGATCGCCATCACCGGCCTGATCTACGCCTATGTTTCCTTTGACCTGGCCTACCACGGGAAGCCGGGGCTCGCGATCGCATACGCCGGGTACGCGTTCGCGAATATCGGCCTTTATCTCGCCGCCACGAGGTGACCCATGGTCGATGGACTGACGCCCGACGCCGCCGCCTACGTCGTCGCCGCCATGGCGGAGATGCACGCGGCCGGCGTGAAGGTCACGCTCGCGGACGAGGACAGCACCGGCTACGGCGGGAAGCTCGGCGGCTACTTCGACGAGGACGGCCCGACGTTCTTCGTCGCCCAGGCGGTCTCGCCCCAGGTCTGGCTCTCCGTGTTCATCCACGAGCACCAGCACTACCGGCAGTGGAGGGCCAACTCCCCGACCTGGACGGCACGCCTCGGGGGCGACTGCTGCGCGTGGTACGTCTTCGACGCGTGGCTCCAGGGGGTCGTGGAGCTGACGCCCCAACAACGCGACGACGCGATCCGGGTCATCCTGGAGTGTGAGCGGGAATGCGAGACGATGGTCCTGACGGAGCTCGCGGCCCGGCCGGGGCTCGGGCTCACGCTCGACTGGTACCACCGGGCGGCGAACGTCTACCTCGCGTGGTACGGGGTCTGCCGGCTGACGCGGCAGTGGTACCAGCGCTCCCCCTACGCCGACGACGAGCTCGTCTCCCTGATGCCGGCGGACCGGCTCCTGACGGTCGAGGAGGCGATCCGGCCGACGCCGGCCGTTCTCGGGGCGATCACGGCGAAGGTGTTCGCGGACGTGGCCTAAGCCGCCGGGGCCGGGGGCCCGGGCGGCCGGTCCTCGAGGTCGAGCGGCGGCAGGGCCGCGCACGACGACTCCTCGTCCGGGCAGATCAGGGTATCGACGTATACGGCCTGAAGCTGGGGGTCCGCGTGATCGAGGAGCCGGGTTGCCGCGGCGCGTCCACCCATGAGGGCGGCGTAGGAGGCGGCCGTCCGGCGGAACCCGTGGAATCCCCGGTACTGAACGCCGGCCGTCCGGCACAAAACCTTCAGGCTGGCCCATTGGCTGCGGCTGCGGCGATCCCACGGCCAGACGAGATCGGTAGGTCCGCGTAGCTGCTGGGCGCGCATGTCGGCGAGCTCGGCGGTGATCTGCCGCTCGATGTCCCGCGTCCTTCCCTTCCTGTTCTCGCCGCGGAAGATCATCCTCCGCCGCTCGAGGTCCACGTCGGCCCAGCGGACACTCGAAAGCGCGGTGAAACGCTCGCCCGAGCAGACCGCCGCGTAGATCAGCGTCGACCACCACCAGGACGACGGCAGGCCACCGGTACGCCCGAAGCGGCGGCGGGCCCGGCGGACCAACTTCGACACGTCGTCGATCGTGTAGGCCCGGCCGGCGGCGAGGCGTTTCGGGACGCGGACGGGAGCGAGGTCGGGGAACTCGCGGGCGATCTTCTTCCGCGCCGCGTACCGCCACGCGGCCTGAATCATGTTCTGGTCCTTCCGGACCGTCGCCGCCGACGGCAGGCGGCCGCGCCAGCCGGGGGTCTCCGCGCGCCACCGCAGGAAGCGGCCTACCTGCATGTCGTCCAGGTCTCGGGTCGTCACCGGCCGTCCGAAGAATCGGTCGAGGCGGTCGGCGAGCATCGAATACAGGGCGATCGTCTTTCGGTCGAGGCCCTTCAGGAGTGAGTAACGCTCGAATAGTTCACGGATCGGCATCGGCATGGATTCTGTCCCTTCATGGCTTCCATGCCTGTAGTGTACGGAATGTCATCACACCCGCGAAGGGTTCGACTCCCCTCGCCTCCACTCGACATCTGTCACGACCAACTCTCGCCAGCCGGCGAGGCGGAAGCAAAGCCGCCGCGCCGGCGGGCGTGTTTCGTGGTCGTGGCGGGCAGACAGTTTGACTGAACTAACGCTGTCGTTACTCTTGGGGCATGGTTGTGGCATCACCGGATAAAGAGTGGCTCACCGTTTCCGAGGCGGCCGACGCGGCCGGCTGCACGCAGGGCTGGATCCGGCTCCTGCTTTCGCGAGGGGACCTCGCCGGATGGAAGGCTGGCGAGCGGGCCTGGCTGGTCAAAGCCTCCGCCGTCCGCGAGCTGCGGTCCGAGCTGACCTCGAGGAGCGTCGGCAAGCGGGACCTGAAGCCGGCGGCCCCGAAACGCCGGAAAACTAGGTAGTTCCTGCGGCCCGAAGTTTTTTCAAAACGGACGTTGACAGGGAACTAACGATAGCAGTAGTATGCCGCCCGCCGTTGGGTGGCTCACTCAACGCAAGGAGGCGTTTCGATGAACGTCGAGCTCTGGATCGAACTGCTGCTGGTCGTCGTGCGGATCATCGCCGCGGGCCAGATTGGTTGACGGAACTAACGCTAGCGTCACGAACGACGCCGCAGGCTTTCGACTCCCCACGTTGACCTTTGCCCCGTGCGCCACGCGTCAAAAAACGTTTGACCTGATGGTGTTCATTTGTTCAGTTACGCCACCCAAACAAAGGAGCGACGGATGGCCCAAGAAAACGACCCCCACGCCCGCGAATATTGCGGCGCCGTTGCAGGAATGGCAGACACCTACGGGTTCCCGATCGCCTGCACGCTGCCGAGCGTCGGCGACCGGATCGCCTATCGGCTCAAGACCCACACCGACATGGAGTCCGAGGCCGGCCGGGTGGTCCGCGTCAACACCGAGGGCGAGCGTCCGCTCGTCGTCGTCGAGTCGGAGGGGGCCGAGGGCACCCTCCGCGTTCTGGACGCCCGCCCCTGGCCCACGGGCCAGGTCCTCCCGTTCTGAGGTGTCGACCATGCCCAAGAACTGCTCGCGGGCCGACACGGCCCTCCACCGAAACGTCCACGACCGGAACCACCCGATCGCCCGCGGGGCTCGGCTGGCCCGTCACCTGGTCGTCGCCGCGTGGCGTCCGCTGCGGGCCCTCGAGGACCTGCTCGACGAGGTCGAGCGGACGGGGTCGCCCGTGAACCGGCTCGTCGTGCTGCGGGCCCGCCAGGCGGTCGAGAACGCCCGCCCCTACCTACTGGACGAGGACGGCTCGATATGGAAGTGACCCACCACCAGATCGCCGCAGCCCTCGCGCTGGGCTACCTGCTCGGGATCTCGACCGCGTTCGTCGCGGCGGCGATCGCCGGGCTCGTCGTGATGAAGAC